CGAGGTCCGTGGTCAGCTGGTAGGGGTCACCATTCGTGGGGACCGTCACACCGTTTTCTAGGGTTTGCATTAGCTACTCCAACTGACGATAAGCTCGCCGAAACTAGGATTTTTGAGACGCGACTTGAAGCCCATGTAGGTGCCGCCGGCAATGCTGATACCGCCGCCGGCGGCGATGGTCGGCCCGAACGCTGTCGTCAAGTCCGTGTAGCCACCGTCGTAACCGGCAGGGATAGTCACATCGAACGGGCCACTGACCCGGGAAACGTCACCGCCAGGCCGCGACCCGCTCGTGTGAGCATAGAAATGGACCACCACATCACCGCCAGCTCCGACGTCGAGCCGCGGCGGAACCTTGAACAGGATCCGGTCGATGGTCTTCCCGGCAAGTTCGGGTCGGGGCGCACCGTAGAACCATGCGCCGGTGAGCGTCTGCCCGGCTGATGTGCCGGTGAAGACGTCTTGCCCGCCACGCTGCGAGGAGAACCACTTACCCCAGCCGCCAGCGCCGTACGTGTCCGATGCGGTCGGCGTCAGGCGTGTCTCGCCAGACTTCACAGGGGCAGGCTTGGGTGGTGGCGCGGCCTCCGGGACAGCCGCCGCAGCCCCGATCTTGCCCACAATCGTCGGCACACCCGAAGCCCACGACAGGCTCACCGGATCGCCCGGCGAATAGGTGCCAACAAAACGATCCGTGGCGTACGACAGCCCGTCATCACCCGTGAAAACAATCTGCGTTGACACGCCCGCTGGGATCACCGACTGAGCCGTGCCAGTAGCAGGCCGCGGCTGTGACGTGTACGTGCCAACGACGAGCGCCGAAGACTGGCCCTTACCCTCATTGCTTATGTCAACAACGATCTTCCCGTTCTGGACAGGCTGAACAGGATCCATCCAGCGGGCATCCAACAGGTTATCGCCGAGCCGCGCCCACCACTTCGAACCATCCCAATACGCGGTCCCGAAGTAGCGGCGCGTACCGTCACCGCCCATAGCGGCCATCGTGTGCTTCAAACCAGCCACAAAGGCCTCCTTATAGGTCGTTCCAAAGGGTTGCGGGTACCTGACCCCAGTTGCCCGGCATCCGGTCCCACGTCAGTTCAGGCATGGTCCCGCCAACAAGGTCCTTCGCCCACTCAGTCCGCCCAAGGGCATTGACGACATCGCCGTAAGAACACGTCACAGACAGCGACGTCCCCCCCGGCACTGTTGAACCGGAGCGCCGGATAGAACTGATCACACCAGGGAAGTAAGCAACATGCCCAGCAACGACAGGGCAGCCAACCTCGATACGGTCACCGGCCTGCAACTCAGGGCGCGGAACCGTCTCCACCTGCAACTCAACGGACAGCGAGGCTAGGAACCGGTCGCGGAGTTCGGCGGCGTAATAATCTGCCTGCGGTCGAGAAGTGATCATCTCCGAAGAGTAGAAATCGGCAGCGCGGCCATGAGGACCACCCCACCGGAGCGGGCCCGAATCGATGAACGCGAACCCGCGGACCGGCGAACCGTTCCCGCTGTCCTTGCCCTCAACAATCCACTTATTGAACAAACCATCAACAGACTGCCTACGCGTAACCGAGACAAGCGAAATCTCCGGCTCAACACGCCACACCGGATCAGACGCCACAGGGTACACGTGGCACTCGCCATCGCCGCCCATCCGGTAGCGCGCATTCACCCGCGACAGCAAATCCTGACAGGCCTCCAAGCGTTCCTTATCGAACACCAGCCGCGTCGAAACCCCAGCATCAGTAACGCCAGGATCAACAACCGTCGGGAAATGCCACGACGTGAGACGCTGAAACTCAGACAACGCCGTAGCGTTCAGGCCCGGAGACTCAGGCGATTCCAGCTTGTCCCGGTCCACATTGAACGTCAGATCAACAGCCTCAAGCTTCACGACGCCCGTAGTGATGTACCGGCGGCGTGCGTGCGGTTCGTTTATCGAGTCAGGCACGTCCAGCCCAAACTCGTCAATCATGCGCGAATCTACAGCGGTATCCGGCTCATTCCCTGTCACCCGGAACCAGCCGAAGTTCAGGACACCAGCGCCGCCCACGTTATAAATAACCTGAAGATCCGTCCCGGCAACACTGAGGGCATCATCGAACTTCCACGCCCCCAACGTGCCACCAGGATCCGCCACCGTCAGGCTAAGCTTCTGCCCAACCTTCACGCTCTCGCCGGCCTCATCATCCACAGACCACTCAATAACCTGCAACGGCTCCGGCAGAATCAACGAACCGCCACGCCACGCCCAAACCGTCAAACTATCGGCAGGCCGCGACCCATCCAACGCCGCCCTGGAGACCTCATCAATCAAACGCACACTAGCCTCCGATTGGGTTCTTCAGGTCATCCAAATACGACTTACCAGCCATCAGCGTCTGCTTCTGCTGATACGTGGTGAACAGCAACTCCACATCCCCATACGTGAACGTCGCCGTCAACACCTTGATCGCCGGGGCAGCGACAGTGTCACCGGAGAGCTGCCAGGTAGTCAGCGCGCCATCGTGCGGCAGCTTCGAAACCACGCCGACCGCGGCGAACCACGAGCCGGGAACAGCCGCTTCCCACGACGCCGGGACCCGCACGAGCAACTGACCCGCAGTCCTGAGCAAGTCAGCCAGCCGGTTGTTCTCCTCGGCAGAGTCCGTTATCACGCTGAAGTCCACGCCGGCGGCTGCCATGCGCTCACCGAACATCGCCATCGGCTTGTTGCTGCCAAGGATCTTGAACAGTTGCAAGTCCGCGGTGTAGTCGAGCTTTTCCATGGCCGCGGCGGCAAACACCGTCTCGCCATTGGAGCCCATCTGCTTCGAGATTTTCACCGCCGACTGTGGAATCAGCGGATCCATGAGCCATCCCGCATCGGCGTTGACCGTTACCGGAGCCGAAGTGAAACGACCAGCCCCGGACGGGCCGGATATGACCTCAACCTCGTACATGATCGGACGACCCAAAGGCGCATCATAATCAATCACATAGTCCGCATCATTCATGACCTTGCGCCGGGCCCCGCGGACGGGGTTACGTTCCCCGTCCGCGAGACGCCACACTGACACGACCGAATCAGCAGACCCCAAGGCGGTGATCGTAATCCCAACCCGCGGGCAAGGCGCGTCAGTCAACGCGGCAACACTTACAGCACGCACTAGACGCCCCTTCTCGTATACTGGGCTCCGGCATCAGCCATTGCGATGGCGCCGTGAGCTTCCTGCCTTGCGACGCCCCGGACCTTGCCAAGGAACTCGCCCGAATCGAGGTACAGGTTGCCCTCGAACGCGGCGGACGAGTTGTTAGCAATCTGCGTCATGGTGTCCCATTGCGAAGACGAGAGAACAGCGTCAGGCTTGGACTTGTTGTGCTGCACCAGTTGCGCGCCGCCCGTGTTCTCCAACCAGCCGCCGCCGTCATACAGGGTTGGCTTCAGCCCGGTTGCGGATCCGTCCTGGCTTCCCTCGAAAATGTGGGTGATGAAGTCAGCGGCCCCGGTCAGGATCTTCTTGCCAACGCCGCCCACAATGTCGACTAGCATCCCGCCGCCCGGGAAAGCCTCTTTGAACTTTCCCATCAGCCCGTCGATGATCCCGCTGATCGGGTTAGAACCGCCCACGCCACCGGACGGAATGCCAGCCCCACCCAAGTAGCCGAGCGGGTTGATGTCGTTAGGCCAGCCGCCGGCGAACGTGCCGAAGTGCAGGTGAGGGCCCGACGTGATGCCCGTGTTGCCCGAGAGTGCGATCTGCTGCCCAGCCCGTACCTGCTGACCGACGCCAACCATGATCCGCGAAAGGTGCGCAAACCACGTCTGAATGCCGGAGCCGCCATTGACGTGCACCTCGTTCCCGCCCCACACGCCCGGCGCAGAAACGCCGGGACCAGCCCAAGACACCGTGCCGTTCTCAGTAGCGAACACCGGAGTGCCCACACCCGCCGCAAGGTCAATGCCCTTATGGACCCGGTTGTAACCCTGCGTCAACGCCATCTGCTTCAGCGGGTTCACGAACCCGCCACCCGCATAGCCGTTCAGGCTTTGGGCCATCGCGGCGAGGTTGCTTACACCGGCTTTTCGGGTCTGTTCCTTCGTGAACACGTACTCGCCGGCGTGGACGATACCTGCCGGCTGATACTTTCCACCGTTGCCCGTGTAACCGCCGTTAGCGAATCCGGGCGGGAGTGCCACGCGGGGCAGCTTGTCAACGCCCGGCAGGAACCCAGCCACAGTGTTGAACGCCCCAATAAGGCCGTCGTTGATGACCGTGTCAATCACGAAGCGGATAGGCGCCTTTGCGATTTCCTGGATACCTTCCCAAATTTTCTTGATCGCCGCCACACCCAGCTCGAAGCCCTTGGGAATGTCCTTCTGGATGGCGTTCGTCAGGAAGTCAAACACGGGCTTCAGGACGTTATCCCAAACCCACTTGATCGCCTTGCCGATGCCGTCGAAGGCCGGCTTGATGATGGTGTTGTACAGCCAAGTAAAGGCCGGCCCAAGGACGTTGCGGAAGATCCACGCCCAAGTGTCAAACATGGGCTTCAGAAT